TCAGCAACATCCTTGCCGACCCGAAGACCAGTTTTAACGCCATTCTTGACCTCGTTAACAAGCTCGTTCAGCTTATAGCGGAACCCTGTCTTGTCACAGATGCCATAGGCATACTTCCCTCTAGCAATAGTCATTAGCCAGCCTTACCGTAACGCTTTCCCTTGGTTGCGGCGCCACCACCACGACACATCTTGCCGCCGTGCTTATAACCTTTTGCCTTCATAGCACCGCCCTTCTTTGCGGCAATGTCATTTGATGGGGTTGCTGGGCGAGAGCGTTTTGCCTTTTGCGGCTTTTTATCAGCATCTGCGGCTCTACGCTGTTTATTGATTTCACCAAGCTGATTGAGACGAGTCGTGACCCTAGCTCTTTTATTTGCCTGCTCAGGAAGATCAGCACCTTTTCTTCTTCTGATTCTTTTCTTTCCACCACTACTTGCGACAACTTTCTTTGCCCTTTTCGCAGTGGTATCATCAGCCAGTGCCTTCATGGACGATTTTGTCATTCCGGCATAAACGTTATCGCGTCTATTTAAATTTTTATCGACATCTTGAAATGCTATTTGTGACCTTGTTTTTGCTTTACCAGTTGGCATCTTAATGCTTTGTCCAACGCGAATTTCATTGGCGTTTTTAATTCCGGGGTTAGCAGCCATCAAAGATTTGAGGGTAACGCCTTTTGACTTGGCAATCTGAGACAAAGTATCTCCTGACTTGACTTTCACGCTACCACCACTGGCCTTTTTCTTAACACCTAGAATTTTTCTTGTGGCTGGAGATATTGGCTTTCCTTTCATTCCCGGAAATTTCTTTATATCAATATCCTTACCATCTTTGTTTGTGTAACCGCCTTTAGCCATTTTACCTACTCCATCTGCGGCGTAGAACGGAACCTTCTTGCCGCCCTTTTCTACCATCTTGAGCTTGCCGCCGCCAGCCTTGCGGTTTACGCCGCGCGGGTCGCCAGTAGTGCGCTCTGTGTTCATTGGATGATTTGGATTAGCGTGACGGGGCTTACGCTTTGGAAGAGGCATTTTCTTCTTTCGCTTTCCAGTCTTTGGGTCTAGTTTTTCAATAACAATTGGCATATTAGCCTCCTAAGTAAAACGTGTCGTATGGCACGAACTTGATTGATGATGAGTCTGTGTCCTCTCCAGCGGCAAGCTCGAATTGGAACTCATACTCCTGCTTTAGCGGTGCCACACGCGCCGCCACCTCTGGCTTCTTCATTGCAATGTAGTAAGCCAAACCTGATACCAAACACGGAACAAATCGGGGTGGCACATCCGCCGTACTGCCTATTCCAGCCGAGACGCCAGAGATTCCACGAAGTCTATGATACGAGAAAGTGTATGTGCTAACATCCGGCACAGGCCAGAGAGTAAAGTTGACAGTCGTTGCTTGACGGTCAACGTAAATCTGAGAGGGGCGTCCCTCAGCATTCTTAGCAGCTTGTTGGGCATACGTTGAGACGCTGATGCGCTCCAGATTCGTATCCACCTGATTCGTACCCGTCCCCGTTCTAATTTGGTGTTCAATGAGGTCAATAGTGTCCGCAGGCATACTGTAAGTTGCTGTGCCTGCCGTAAGAGATATAGTACCATTGTCAATGGTCCAGAGATTAAGGCCACGGTTTTGCCACTCCAAAGTCAATATGTTTAAGCTACGCCTAGCCGTTTTTAGGTCGTAACCAGTCTGCATCTGAACTCCGGCGCGTTCAAACGCCTCTTCAAACAGCTCAGGTAAATCTGGTGTCACTACAGCCATTATTTGACCTTCCTATGCGGCTTTACTTTAGCTCGTATTTTTTTAGGCTGTTTGGCAAATTGCTTACCAGCCTTAGTTGCTTTTCTTTTAGCACGGGTGGTGGCCGCATACTCCTTAGACGAGAGGGCTTTAATAGCTGATGCCGGAAGATACCGTTCTCCGGTCGCTTTCGGTCCTTGCGTGGAGGGCTTGCCACTTTTGGTCCTCCATTTTTGTTTCGTCCAAGCCTTTAGGCTTTTTTGAGATTTTTTAAGCGCCATTTGTTGCCACCCATATTACTGATATCATTATAGCACCTAGAACCAATATTCCCAAGGTGACGCCAATCCCTATCATCAGTTCCTCAATTTTTTGCTTTCTGGCAAGCTCTTGTTCTCGCCTTTCTTTTCTTATCTGAGCCTGTATTCGTATAACTTCCTGCCAAGCGTTTACCCCGTAGTTATACTGGATAAACTGCCGAAGCTCTGCCTCCATTCTTTCCGCCTTCTTTTTGGCGGCAAAGGTTTCGAGAGCCTCTTCCTCAACAGAACCGAACATTTTGCGGCGCGACTTCGCCTTCTCGTGTCCGTTCTTAACTTCGTTGATGGCATTCATCCATCGACCCATGTCCTTCGCCATTGACTCGACTTCCTTGCCCATTTGGAAGCCTTTTACAATGGCGGAGTAGGCAGTCGAAGCAATACCAATAGCGGTGACGGGGTCCATTAGTTTTTGTAGCCACCTCCAGCTTTTTTGTAAGCAGACGCCAGCATTTGAGCTTTTCTCGCACTCCACTGACCCGGAGAGCCGCCCTTTCCGCCAGCCTTGATTCTGTTGAATAACTGTTTACGCATACCGGGCTTTGTGTAGTTCCCGGCCTCATTTACCTTTGACTTTGTTTTGCCCCCAGAAGACATAGAAAGGGCCTTGCCCTTTCTTGAGTAAGACCCTTTGCCTTTCTTTGGTTTTACCACCTTTGGCTTTAGAGCCGCGCTGGACAAGCTCTTAGCCACAGGATTGCCGCCCTTCTTCATGGCGATTGGCTTTTTGCGCTGGGCGCACATCATTTTTGCCGCTCTCATGCCTTTTCTCCTTGGCAACAGTCATGAATGACTTGGTCACAGGTTAGGCACTGTTCATGCCCATGAACAAATACCGTTTTTAATTTTTCACCACAGCGAGGACATCTTTTGCAATGAATCCTAGTTGTGGCTTTCTTGTCCGTTGTTTTGCTTACTGGCATCGCAAAGCCGCCACTGGAAACATACATACTACGCCCTCTTACTTGCTTTCCCCGCTGTCCTAGTTCTTTTGTACGACCTGTTCTTAGATGCTGAAACAACCTTTAGGTTTGACCTACGGTTATCTTTAGGATTGCCATTCCTATGGGCCACATCCTTACCATCACCCTTCTTTACTTTACCCACTGTCGCCATCTTTCGCCTTGCTGCGTTTCTGCTCGCGCGGCGCTTCTTTTGCTCTGTAGAGGACTGGTAGTTTGAATACTCGCCCTTATAGTTTCTCACAGAGCCGCCGGACTTTTTGTGTGCGCTGTCCCTCATCAACTTACCGTTGGGCATAAAGTGATATCCCGCAGGAGCCTTTTTGCCTTTGTAAGTCTTACGCATCACCGTATAGTCCCTTTAGTTTTGCCCTTGATTGCACAACCGTCACGCTTCTTTTTCACGGCGCCACCAGCTTTCATTGGGGTCATGCCAGCCATGCCTTGAGCCTTCATTGACTGAGAGCCGGGTTGCGCGGCCTGAGAAATAGCTCCAGCGATGGCTTTTTCCTTTTCACGCTGCTTGTCACCAATCAAGCGGCCTAGAGGGCCTGTATCGCCGCCAACCATCATTTTTTTTGCTTTTTTATTTCCGTATTTCACTTGCTTCTCCATATTAGCTCTTGAAATGGTCATTTCATCCACCCAACGAACAGATGAGCCACACTTCCAACTACGCCGCCTATAGCCAGCATAACCCAAAAAGCGCCCTTCCATCTGTTAGCCTGAGCCTTCAGGTCAGAAACCTCTTTATGAACGTGCCTAACTTCATCTTGAAGCTGTGTGAGGCGCTCTTCAATTCTGGCTACCGTTATTTCAACTTTTTCAGACATTAGCACTTCCACCTTCTTCTAGCTTGGCGAAGTCTGCTATTAGGATTCTTAGCGGCCTTTGGAAACTTTTTCATTTGACCAGCAGAGCGGGCGCAGAAAGACTTGCGCCTCTTTGCGTCCTTGCTACCCTTTTTGACCTTGCCTGTAACAGCAGTTTTCAACTTACTGCCGGGGTTTGCCTTTCGGTACGCGGCGACGCCCTTCTTGGTCATTCCCGCCCCACTTTTGGTGGGACGGAAATTACCTGACTTTACAGACGTTTTGATAGGCGTCTCTTTTTTGCGCGGCATTGCACCCTCCTATTTATAGAAGAATGTGGCGCTAGTTATGCTTGTGTATGTCGCGTGGATATCAGTTTCGAACAGGACGCCCTCATCAGGAATGTGAAGATCGCCAGTTGAAGTGGCATGAAAGTCCAAAGTCATGATGGTTGTGCCTGAGGCGCCCCCATCTTTAAGAACAATCTTTCCTGTCGCGCCTGCCGAGTGATAATGAATCGCAACAAGACGCCTGCGACCACTGGCAACTGTACCCGTAGCAGTTACATAACTTACGTTTACATCAGAACCAGACATCAAAACCTCCTATTAGGCGTTATTGATGTTTTGAATGTATTCTACAGTCACATAACCAGCGCCCGCTGTACCAGCGGAGAAGTCAATGAAGATAGGAACATCAGAAGAGCCTACATCTACCCAATCATCAATGTCGGCAATTGTGCCTGCTGACCCCAGCTTAACTACGTTTGCGGCTGTGCCAGCGGCTAGGCCAGTAAACAGTTCTGTAGTTGTTGAGCTAAAGCCCATGCTGATGTTAGCGGCAGTTGTAGCCGTTGTGATGTAGATGCGGATTTCAGTAATCTGACTATTGGCAGGAATTGTGATTCCGGTGTCAGCGGCGGTTGTTGACTGTGTCCAGTCTGCTGTTTGCGCCATACGCACAAAGCCTACGTTTGCTGACGCGCCTTCACGAATTGAGCCAGCCTTAATTGGACCAGCGAAAGTTGTAGTAGCCATGAGGAACTCCTTGTCTAGGCTAATGTCAGCCACACCATGCGACTGTCAAGGTTCCTATACAGTATACAAAAAGAAAGGGCGACCCGGAAGCCGCCCTCACTAAAAGTTTGTACCCTAGTACAATTAGGCGCCGGGTGAACCGTACACGCCCAATGGGTCAGACACGCCGAAGCTGTAACGCTCACGGGCTTTGTAGCGAACATTGCCTGTATCGAAGTCGCCATCCATAGATGTTGACATCGGTGTACGGACAAAGTGCTTCATGCCGTTTGGAACATCGGTTGTCAGGAAGAACGCATCGTTGTCAGTCAGGTAGTGATTGACACGATAGCCCTCTGGAATCGAACCGTTGCTACGCAGAGCGTTGATGTCGTTATCGGCTGTGCCGACACGCAGATCTGTCTGAAGCAGACGAGTTGCTACGAACATCAGTGCGGGCGGAACAATCAACTTCCGTGGACGCGCCGCAATCAACAGGCCGCGCTCATCAGTGTAAGCCGCAATGTTGATGACCGCATCTTCCAAAGAAGTTTCGTTCAGGTCTGCGTTTGTGGAAGGACGGTTAGAGTTGTTACCGCCTTGCACGGTTGGGTGAGAAGCGTTGAACAGAGTTACACCATCGCCAGAATTGAAGGTGGTGAAACCATTGTTCAGAAGCGCGGCGGCTTTAACCTGCTTGGTGTAAGCCATAGCGCGAGCAAGAGCCTTTGTATAACGTGCAGAAAGCGCGTCATAAAGGTTATCTTCCATTGCTTCTTCAGTTACAGAGAAGCCCATTGCAACCGTTTCGTGGTTGTAACGAGCGGTGAAGGATTCTTGCGCGTTGTCGTAAGAAATCGCTGAACCTTCCGGCTTGACCGGAGCGGCACCGAAACCTGACAGCTTTACTTCTTCCTCGAAGCTACGCTCTGATGTTTCAGTTTCATAGATTTCTGCGTGTTCGTTTTCGTACTTTTCGTACTCCATTCCGAACAGTGCATTAAGACCCGGCAGGAGTTCCTTCAGGAGTTGTGCGCGAGAAATTGCCATTACTCAGATCTCCTTATGCCGCGCCAGCCGCTGTAGTCAGCTGGTGGTAGTTGAACTTACAAACGAGCAATGGGAAAGCAGTACCCTTCTCGTCACCTTGGTCGCCACCGAGATAATCAATTACCTTGATTGGGTCAGTGGCTGTTACATCAAGCTCTGAAATGTCCAGTGCTACACGGCTTACCTTAAATGTGGTGTTTGGTGCAGTCTGAATCAATGTGCAGTTCTTGCCGTAGATGTCACCAGTGTTAGCTGGTGCGCCGTCTGCCTGAATGACAAACTCTACGTTAGGGTTATCGACAACAAACGCCATTGCATCTGATGCAACGGTGCTTGCGGGCCACAGTTGGCTGAAAGTCAACTGGTTTGTGTTTGGGTCTGTAAATGAACAACCCATAAAGATACCTACGATATCAATCGCAGAAGTACCTACACCGGCCTGCTTTTCAATGGTGGTCGCTGTGCCGCCGTCTACGAGATGCACAATATCGCCCATTGCGATGTTTGTGCCGTAGCCTGAAGCGATTGGGTACTGGCGGAATACTTCCTGAGAACCAGAACCTGTACGACCAATTGGGCGCAGACCGAAAGGAGCGGCAGTTGAAGACATTAGCTTTTTCCTCTCTTCTATCTAGCCATTAACATACGGCAAGCGCCCTATTATAGGTCACTTACCAAACGAGGTTTTCGTAGACCGTTCTGGATTTAGAACAGGCATACGAGGATCAGATTGTCTGAGATAGTTATTATCCACAGACTCAATCTGTTGCGTGTTCATCTCATCGTGAGCTTCACGGCGAGATTCCACATATTCGGTTGAGTTCTCGCAAAGTAGCAATCCTCCAACCTCAACATTACCTTCAAATCGAGAGTCGATATCAGGCAACACTTGTAATTCAGGATGGTCCTCTGCCTTAACTGGCGTCCAACCCTCACGAAATTTACCAGACACATTGGTGTTGTCAGCCTGACCCAAAGTTGATGTGCGGACCCAGCGGTATTCAACACCGTCGCGGGGTTCGGGGGTAGGTAACATGGTCGGTCTTTGCCAAGTCTTTTTACGAGCTGTAGTTTCACGAGACTCGTTAGAGCGTGGGGTTCTGTTAGACATTAGATGCCTCCTTCAAGAGTTGCGCCGCATATTGTTCTGCCGTAAGGCCAAGGCGCTTGGCGAGAGCGACTTGTGTTGAGGTTAATTGCACTCTGCGTGGTTTTTTTGCACTCCGCTGTGCGGGGGCAACCACGGGGCCAGCTTGACGAACAGGTGCTTCTTCCTCAATTATCTGTTCACCAAACTTGTCTGGGAATCGCTGACGCATTTTTGCATCAATGCGATTGTAATACTCTTCCGCCTGTGTCTGGGGATTGATTCCTTGCTTTACAAGCTCTTCGTGAACCCCAAAGGCGTAACCTGTCATGGCTGAGTCATTGCCGAACCATTCATTTTCAGACGCCCACTGTTTTGTTCTGGCGTCTGGCTCTGGAACTTTTGATTTTTCAGCCAAGGGCTGAGGAACCTCCTGAACCTTTGGCTGTGGCTTGGGCTTATATGACTCAACCCTAAATTTTTCATTCTGGAGCGCGGTAAGTTTTTCCTGTGCCTCTATGAGCTTGTCAGGGTCGCCTGTTTCGTAGGCTTCCTTATACTCAGCTTTGGCGCGATCTAACTGTGCAGAAACACGGTCCTTAGCCTGCTCGACCAAAACACCCTCACCCTCTTCAAGGGTTTTGCGGAGCTTTTGGTTCTCCTCATAAACTTTTCGGGCGTAATTAACAGCCTCATCCTGAAGCCTTGCGGCCTCTTCCTTGCGGCGCCGCTCTTCATGATATTCAAACTTTAACTGCTTAATGCGCTTCTGCACATTTTCGCTGTAGTTTGCAATCTCATCATCTTCTGGAATCTGCGCTTCGGCTTCTTCCGCACGGCGGGGCTTACCCTTGTCCTCTTCAGGTGTGTCATCAACGATGTCCACCTCAAGCTCGTTATTGGACTCAAGTTCAACTTCAGTAAAATCTTCTTTTTCAGCGGTATTATTCATGCTCTTGTGTATCCCCTTGGGTCATCGACAACGGCCTCAACGGTGTCGTCATTGATAAGACGAAACTCCTGTTTTTCAACCTTAAACCGTGTCCCGGAATAAGAGCGAAAAATCACAAAGTCACCTTCCTTACAGTACGGGCCATTAGGAAACTTATCAGTGTCCTTATATGCATCAGGCCCAGCCTTTACTACAAAACCGATGACTGATGCGGTTTGCTCCGCGTTTTTCAGCGCATCTGGCATATAGATACCGGAATCTGTCTTTTCTTTTACCTCAAGTGGTTTAATTAAGAGTTTGTAGCCAGTAGGTTCTGGTATTTTGCGGGCGATATTTTCATCGACCGTTTTTTCAGCAGAATACATTTCTGTTCCTTTTGCAGTGATTAAGGTTCACAGTACCTCGCAGGGTTGTCCCTGAAAGTCTCCACATTGACAATATAACGCACTAAAGTCCTATGCGGAACCCTTAGGCATCTTCCATTCTTTTTTCTAAATCAAGAATGTCCCGCTCAACTAAGGCGAGCGCCTCTACCTTGCCAACCAAACGCACATATTCTTCGTGATTTTGACACCCACCGCCAGCCATGTGGTCAGCGATGTCATTCAAATATGCTCTAATTTTTTCTTTAATTACTTCCATCTTCCGAAATGTCCCTTGCTATTTCTCTACCAATTTCTAAACCGGTTTTTAATTCTTCTCGTTTAGAATTGTCTATTTCAGTTGCTAGCTTTACGCCAAGGCGGGCGCCCTCGCGTCTCTCCTCAGACTCCAGACGTTCTTTTTGAAGTTCCTGATTACCCATCTTTGCCTGTGCATCAGACTGAAGTTTGGCAATATCAAGCTGTTGCTTATGTGCAAATTCAGCTTCCTTGAGCGCCAACTCGCGCTGTTGGATTTGAGTAAGTGGGTCTTGCTGTTGCTTCATGGCTTGCTGCTGTGCAATCTCAGCCTGATTCTTGCCTAACAGCTTTCCTGCGGCCTCTGCCGCCAAGCGAGAGATTTCAATCTCAACATCTTCTGGCAGTGGCTTGTCTTCATCAGGCATACCAACGCCAAGGTTCTTTTCTATTTCCTTACGATACTGGAATGCAACATGTTCTGTAACGTGCGCCGCCATAGCCGCTTGGATTGCACCGGCAAAAGGAGACTGCCCAATAATCTCTTGGAGCTTTGGGTCTTGTGCTGCGGCAAGGTGTACTTGAATGTGTGCCTCGTGGTCCTGATACTTAAACGCCTTTACAGGCTCCTGTTTCAGGATTGCCATGTTCTCAGTAACGGGGTCACTTGGCTTTACGTCTTCTGGCAACTTTACGATTTGCTCTGCGTCTTTGATTCCAAGCACTTCGAGCATTTGGCGATGGAGCTGACCCATGTTGTAGAGATTCGGCGCCTGTTGAGCCAATTGCATAGCGGCCTGATACTGCACGACCCTTTGCGCCATGGTGGCGGCGTTGGGGTCTGAAACTGGAATAATGTCAACCCTATCATCAAAATCCTCCTGACGGTTAAAGTCTTCGTCTAACTCATATGAGTATTGCGGACCCATATAATCCTTGATGACCTTGCCTAGGATTCTTAGCTCTTTTTTCAAAGCGGCATGAAGACGAGCCTGAACGCCAGACATCACCTTCATTGAGCGCTCCATCAACGCGAGCGTAGTTCCGACCGGAGCTTGCGGGTTGAGGTTTCCAACTTGTACATCAGCAACGGAGCCAATCCGTCTCCCCTCTTCCACGATATTTCCGAGAAGTTGGTATAATACTGATGATGGCTCCTTGTAAGGAAGGAATGCAATCGAATCCCGAATTGCACCACCCGGTACGTCCACATCGCGGAACTCACCCGGCATGAGAGGCGAATCGTCACCCTTAATACGAAGTCCGCGAGCTTTAAGACCAGCGGGCAAATTAGATAGCGTACCCGCATCAATAAGTTGTCTAAGAATACTTGTGGCACTTTTAGCAAGACCACCAATAAGATGTATAAGCCCCGTTCCATAGAACCCAAGTCCCGGTAGGTATCTATAGTGAACAAAGTGCGCTCTCTTACGCTTTTTAGAATCGTCTTCATACCAGTTCCTCCGAATAGACAAAATCGTCAAACTGGACTTGTCGATGGTCACAACATACGGACGCGCAATGCCATCCGGATCTTCAAAAGGCTCAGGCAAGTCTAGGTCAGCGTGAACCTCAAGAATGGTATGTCTGTCATCTTCCTCCAAAACGGCGGTTTCGCCATCAATCTCATCATACTTTTCTTGGATATCTGAATAGTCTGGTTCTGGGTCAGGTAGGTCAACATCAAGATAAAAGCCATTGACCTGAAGTTCAATAATTTCATTTGGCGTTTTCTTCATCACATGGGTGTAACGGGGGCAAGTGGCTAAATCAGCCGCGCCATAAGAAACGACAAAGTCCTCAGCGGGAACGAACATCGCCGCAGGGCGCTCATTGATTGGGTCATAGTAAACTTTTTTGAAGGCAGAACCGGCAAGTGGCAGGCGGAATAGCATCTGCTCAGTTTCATCGCGGTATTCTGTCATCTCCTCAGTCAGGAGATAATTCATTTCATTTTCAACGCGAAGCGCCTGCTCCATTTTTTCAGGGTCACGCTTTCCCAAAACCTTTGTGCGAACTGGACCGGAAGCGGGAAACAACTCACCCATCGCCTGAGCTTGGAAGCGAACAACAGCTTCCGTCAACACCGGGTGGAACACACCAGCGGCACCCGCCCACGGCTGGGTACGCTCTTCAATCTTCATGCCAAGAAGGTCTAATCCTTTGACGTATGACCGCGCCCAATCTTTACGGGACTGTCGGTCTGCAACAAAATCATCCACAAGGTCTGCGGCAAGGTTTTGCAGTTCACCTTCGTCAATATATTCAGCCAGATTGGCGTCATGCTCCGGACCCATGAGTTCCTCAGACATGTCACCGGTAAAATCAATAACCATTTCTTCGCCATCAACAGAAATGCCGACAGCTTCTGGATTAACTACCTCCACCTCAACTTCAGTTGTGTCTTCAATATCAAAGTCAGAAGGCAGCATTTGCTTTTCTACAGCCATGTTAAAATCCTATTGGTTATCCGGTTTTTCCATAATAACAGAATACTGGGCGTGGTGGGAGCCTTCCATTGTGCTTGAAACAATCCAGCCCTTATCTTTATATTGATTCACAAGCTCGTGAGGAACATATCTGTATGTTTTAGTAATATTCCACAGGCCTTTTGTACTTTGGTTCATCATCCCACTCATCCATTGAACTCCTAATCCAACCGCCCTGACGGAATCTCAATAGAGCTTGAGTTGTTGAGTCAACCAAGTCATCATTTTCCCCCGCAGGAAATGCCGCGCACTCCTCAATAACCTCTTCAGCCCATCTTGTGGCTGGCGCCCAGATAACTCCAGAGGCGAATAAGTCGCTTACAGCATTTGCTCTAGCTATCTTATCCTGTCCACGCGAAGGTGTAAACTCCGTCACAGGAATGCCCATAGCCCGTAATTCGAAAATCAAAGGCGCACCTGACGCCTTTTTTTCCACAACCATTTGATCCGGCTCGTATTCCCAGTATTTCTCATACGCGGCGCGTTTTAGATCTGGAAACTCTAATTTTTCCTTATATGCGTCTAACAATATTAGGTTAGGTACGGTTTCTCCGTTTTCATTAGGATGGTGAAACACACCCCATGTTGTGCATGCGGAGTAGTCAGCTCGCTGCGTTTTAAGAAACGCAGTATCCCAGCTCTGTATAATTGCTTCGCACGGTGGCGGGCTATCATGCTCCCATTCTTGCCACCATTCTCGCTTAATCAACGCCCCCTCTTCTGACGTTGGATCTTGCTGATACTGAGCTGACCACTTAGAGATCGGCAGTTCGGCCTTCAATGACTCAAGCTGGTCTAGGGGCCAAAACTCAGGCCAAAGCGGTTCATCTGATGGAAGGATTGCCGGAAGCTCAATGACCTCCCATTCGTCCGCACCCTGCCTTTGTGTGGATGATTTGATAATCTGCCCCGTCAAATCTCTCACTGACCAACGGGTCATAACAATGATTATGGCGCCGCCCGGTTGTAAACGCTGTCGCGGTCCTGATGTGTACCATTCATAGACTTTGTCGTAGACTTCTGGGTTGTAAGCCCCCAATGCCGCTTCCTGCTCCGAATGCGGGTCATCGATAATGAGGACATCAGCGCCCTTACCAGTGACTGCACCACCAACACCAATAGCAAAGTAGTCTCCTTTTTTGTTTGTATTCCAGCGTCCGGCGGCCTTTGAGTCAGATGACAGGCTGATTCCGGGGAAGACCTCTTGAAAGTCCTCTTGGTTAATAAGGTTTCTAACCTTACGACCAAATCCCACAGCCAGTTCGGCGGTGTGGGCTGTTTGAATGATCTTCTTTTCTGGGTATCTGCCCAAGAACCAAGCTGGAAACAGGTACGATGCGAACTCAGACTTAGTGTGTCGAGGCGGCATATTGATGATTAAACGCTTCAAGTCCCCATTTGCCACGCGCTCAAACGCATCCGACATGATGCTATGGTGCCTGCCCGCAATAAATGACGGCCACATTCTTTTGACAAAGGTTAGAAAGTTGCTTCGGGACTCTTCTTTTGCCCTCGCTTCTTCCAACTCCTCAAGAAGCGATATAATTTCCCGCTTTTGGTCGGCAGGTAGCGCAGATATCTTCTGCTGGACAGCTTGAGAGACCTTCAATGCTAGATTCCCTAATCTTCCTCAACGCATCTTCTCATCAAAACTGACTTAGCCAGCTCAAGCAAGAACACCATTTCGGGGGCTTTGCCATGTGAGGTAGCCATAAACAGGTTTCCCTCTTCAGTCCAGCCAATAACCATGGCTTCGGTCATCGAAACCTCTTCCTGAAGCACACCCATCATCTCTTTTGGGTCTAATTCGGCATCTTCAAGAGGGTTAGAACCCGGAAATTGGATTATGTTGCCTGCCATATTGCTCCCCTCTCCCAATAATGACGGTGGGGGAGCTAGGGAGGAAGCTCTACCCCACCGGAGCTGCCGGGAGACATTGCAGCTCCCAACAACTATACAAGAAAAAAATCCTTGCCACCAGTACAGTCTATATATAGATTATCTTTATAGTCTATATATAGATTATATTTATATATATATATTATAGGGGGATTGCAATGGAAATCAAAGTCATTGAAGTGAGAGATGTGATGAGCAAACAGGCATTGGATACTTCACAGAAGACAAAAATGTGCCAGAAATGTGATGAAAAGGCATTAATTGTGAGTTACGGCATGTTTTTGTGTGCAAAGCACGGCCTTGAACACTTAAAAGGGGTTAAGTTCGAAAAATTTTATTTTTGAAATATCCCCACGGCTAGGATTCCTACGGCCTTCTTTTGAAGAAGAGGGAACAATTTTTTTATTTATATCATCGTACAAATTTCAAAGGGGTGGGGGCATGCAAATTATCTGGCACATAATGTTAACCGTATGCCTCGGAACCACCTGCGCGGAGCAGGATATTCAGTGGTTTGACACGAAAAAAGCATGTATGCAGTCACTTGAGGCATATACACAGATACCGCAAGACGGAAACTGGGACAGTGTAACCTACGAATGCAAGCCGCTAAACTCTACTGCAACGTAGGCTCCTCTATCAGCTCCCACATCATCCACAAGTAACCTACCCTATCACTTATCTCATTTGACTTGTTAATCCGCCTAGAATCGCTCAGGAGCGGCCATTCTAGGCGGATTAACAAGTCAAATGAGCTAAGTGATAGGGTCGGTTACTTGTT